CAGCTACTACGGCTTCTATGCCAGTGCGGGTGGCTGCATGGCGCTCTTTGGCAACCTGCTGATCGGTTTTATGCTGGGGGATGCGGGGACCCGTCCCGCCACCGCCATCTGGCTCTTGCTGGCATTGGCGGGGGTACTGGCAGGATTCGGACTCTACTCTCAGTTGCGATCCGGCAAGCATGGCAGCTCGCCTCTGCCCGAATGACAGAGGTGGTAGATACTGCGGGCCATGTTAACGACAGGTGCTCAACTGTTCAGATGCAGCGCCAGCCAGACTGCCAGGGGGATCACCACTACGGAGAGTGCATTGCCGCCAAGCACTATGCTGGCCACTTTTTCCGGCTGGCACTGGTATTGCTCACAGAGCATGTAATTCAACACCGCCGGGGGCAACGCCACCGACAGCATCAGCAAGGTGTAGCCCGCCGCGAAAAATGAAAAATCTGTCTGCCTAAAACGAAAAACCGTGCCCTTGGTACTTTTATCAAACTTGATGGCACAGGAATCGCCGAGTTTGATAAGCCCGTTAAACCGGCTTTAAACCTCTATCTCATAGGTCGGTAAATCCGGCGCCTCCCCTGCCAGCTCACCTCCCCTGTAAAACGCCTTCTTGCTGATGGAGCGCTCGCACCAGTCCATCATCACCACGAAGGGATCGGCCTGACCGCTGGCGGCGTTCTGGAACTCGATCTCCATGCCCCTGGGGATAATGCCACCAGCGTTATGACCGATGGAGAGCACCGCCTGCAGCAGGGTCGCCTTCTCCTTCTCGGTGGCTCCTTCCGGGTATTTTCCCAGACGCACCGGCAGGCCATAGATCTCCAGAAACTCGGCCAAGTCGCGCACGCTGTAGTTCTTGAACAGGAAGGGCCAGACCAGAGTGCGGATAAGGCCGGTGCGGGCCAGATAGCCCGATTTGGATTTGGCCTTGTGAACCAGCCAGCCGAACGGATTAAGACCCGTCCCCTCCTTGCTGCCATCGCGCAGCCGCAGCTGGTTCCAATCGTCCGGGTGGGTCTGAAACCAGGCGGGATCACGCCAGACGATACCCTTGGGGAGTTGTAGCCCCTCCACCATCTCCCAGCCACTGAACTCCTGGGCACTGAACCCCTTGAGCACAGCGTCGGTGGCGTCAAAAATGGCATCGTCGAACCAGGTGAAGTCTTCAATCAGCTCTCGGATCATCTCGCTGTCGCGCTTCTCGGCCGGTGTGGCGTTGCGGGGGGGCTCTATAGTCCAGCTCACCCCCAGCAGGGAGCGGCGGCGCTTGCCGAGCTCGCTCTGCAGATGGGCATCTTTCTCCTCCATGTCTTCGGCCAGCTCGCACTGGGCGATAAGGCTCCCCTCCTCCGCCTCTTTCAGCGCCGCCGCAGCCTTGCCCGGCGTCAGCCCCACGGTCGGGTGCTCGCTGTAGTGGCGGCGCAGCTGAGCCAACTTGGCATCGTTCTCACTTTGCGGCTCTTTCTGCAGGCGCAGCGGATTGCCGTGAATGTCTATGATCCCGCTCATTACCAGGCACCTCGTTCATATCGGTGATAGTCGTCATTGCGCTCTGCGTCACGCTTGCCAGGCAAGGGGGTGAACTCGATGGCGCCCCCTTCCATCCAGCTGGCCCGCACCGCCATGACCAGGGCAACCGCAAAGTCGCCGTGCCGCTGCTGGCCGCCCTGGCCAGTGTTTTTGCCCTTGTCGATCTTGGGGATGCCGTTGATGACCTGGATCTTGCCCAGATCGTCCTGCACGTCCGCATGGCGCGGGATCGCCAGGTTGCCATCCTCAAACTCGGCCTTGAGCTTGGGCATCCATTCCCGATACCAGGGGTCATTGAGCATCACGCATTCGATCATCCCGGCTCCCCAGCGCAGCCGAGCGGCCTCCGCCAGATAGCCGCCGTTGCCGGTGGCATCGAAGGCCGCAGCCGTGAAGCGGTACAACCCATGCAACAGGTAAAACAGGATCTGGCGTTGGGTCTCATAGGGGGCATTGACCAGCTCCACCACAAAGGGCACCCCTTTGCGCAAGTTGGTCGCGATGGAGAGCGGCACAAACACAGAGAGATCCCCCTTGCGGGCGAAGTCTTCGCCCAGCACATGGCGGCAACTGCGATCGAGCGCCTCCAGGCAGGGCTTGAGGTGTTCCTCGCACCAGAGCTCAGCCACTGCCTTGCGGGTCTCCTCGCTTTGCAGCTCGAAATCCTTGGGGGCGGTGAAGCGCAGAATAGGGATATCCGGCTGCATGGCCCGCTCGATCAGCACCCGCTTTATATAGGCACCGCTGCTCTGCTTGGGCACACAGAAATACTCCTCCAGGGCGTCTTCTTCGGTGGCGGTGTCCTTGAGCAGGCCCGCCTTCCAGGCTTCCTCTGCCTCCGGCGTCCAGGGCGTTCCCTTGACCTGGCAGATGCGGCGATAGAGCCCCTGCCGGCAGGCGTCGTCCAGGGTGATGGTGTGGATGGAGTAGCGTTTCTTGCCGGCGCGGCTGTCGTTGATGAGCTGGTTGAACAGGTTATCCACCCCGTTGTGGGTGCTGATGAGGCGCACCTTGGCGCCCCACATGGTCAGCGCCAGCGCGGCTTTCAGCACCTCGGCCAGCCGGTCGTGGAAGGCGGCCTCGTCGATGGTCACATTGCCCTGCATCCCCCGCAGGTTGGAGGGATTACTGGAGAGCGCCTGCACCTTGAAGCCGGAGGCGAAATAGACCACGAAGGTGAGGATGGCTTTATCCTCATCGTCGGTGAATACCTCCTCCTGGATCTCACCGGCCGCCTTGTTGAACGCCTTGGCCCACATGGCCACGGCGTCGATAAACTCGCGAGCCATCTCCTTGTTGCTACCCACGTAGAAGTGATGACCACCGCCAGCCGCTTTTGCGCGAGAGGCCGTGAGCGTGGCATCGGCGGCCTCGGCCCAGGTGATGCCAGTACGGCGGCTCTTCTCGGCAATCTTGAGCGGGCTCTCGTCAGCGATCCAAATCTTCTGATAAGGCAGCAGCACCTCGTCGGGGCTGTACTCGGTGCCGAGCTCCATGGCCAACTGCTGGGAACGGGCAACGGCGGTCTGCGCCATAGGGCTCTCGCTCATCAGGCAATCCCCAGAATTTCACGGCGAATGGCTGCGGCAGCCTCACCTCTCAATCCCGCCTGGGTGACGATCGCCTCTGTCTTGGCGGCCACCTCTTCGGCAAATGCCTGGCGGATCTCCTTCTCCCGCTTGTGACTCTGCATGGCGGTGGATTCGAGCCGCTGGGCCGCCAGCATGGCGTTTTTCAGCATGTCGATATCCACCGCCTCCTCCGGGTTCTGCACCTGGGCCAACATCGCCTTGAACAGCTGGGAGCGGCCCAGTTCCAGGATGAGCTTGGTGGTCTCCCCCATCGGCTTGTCACCGAGCTGGGAAGTCAGTGCCGCTGTGGTTTCGCGCAAATCCCGCAGGTGCTGGCCCACCTGCTCCACCTGGCTGGCGTGGCGACTGAGCCCCGAGCGGGAGAGCTTGAGATCGTCCGGCAACCCGGCCTCTTCGATGAGACCATTTATCTCGTCCAGAATGGCGGCCTGGCTGTTGCCCTTGTCACGCAGCATGGCGTTGAGGGCATCGCGGATAGGCTCGGGCAGTAGCCACACCTTGCTGGCACGGCCCCGGGTCGGTTTCTCGGCCATGACTAATCCTCCGCTCTGCATTTCTTGATGCCGAGCCATGCAATGTTGGGAGCCGCTGGCTTCAATTCGGGTAGGGTGTGGGTCGGCTTCTCGGCCATGGCTAATCCTCCTCAGTCTTCAGCTCGGGGCTTCTTGATGCCCGGCACGGTTGCCCGCCCTTCTGCCACGTCCTGGCCCCGACCGGTGAGGTGGGCCACCTGCACCTGGGCGAGGCGTTCGATGCGCACCAACCCTTGCTCTTCCAGCCAGGCCAGCAGGGTCTTCACCCGATCCCGGGTCACCCGGCCGGTACCCAGCTGATCGAGGCAGTCATTGAGGATCGACTCGTTGGCCGCACCACCGATATCCAGCAGGGAGCGCAAGACCACCAGGCGCTGCTGGGAATCCAATATCGCTTGAATGCTCATGCCTTCTCCTTTTGTACCGCTGCGAGTTCATTCTCCAGCAGCATGTCGGCGAGGCGGCGGGCTTGGCGCAGCTCCGGCTTGACCTCTCGCAGCTCACCGCGCAGCTCGCTTATCTCCAGCTGCAGCTTGTGCAGCTCCCGCTCGCTCGGCAAATCGATCAGCGCCTGCTCCACCCGTTGCACCCGCGCCACCAGGGCGGTCAGATCCTCCCGTTTGGCGTAGGTTTTGGAGAGCAAGATGATCACCACCAACCCCACCAAACTGGCCAGGGCGTACAAGGGCCCCCAGTTCTTAACGATGAATTCCCACACGGACTGCCTCCTTGCGCTCATACAGGGTCTGGCACTCGATGCAGCGCTCGGCACCCGGTTCTGCAGCAAGGCGCGAGGGCGGGATGGCGTCATCGCAATCGCAACAGATGCCATCCCCCTGGGGCCTTGACCTTGTTTGATGGGATTGAATAAGGCGCCCGGTTCGCTCGGCATCAAGCTGCTGGGCGCGGTCTATGGGGTCGCTCAAGGTCGTCTCCTTGCGTGCCGGTTACTTGACCACATGGGTCGCTTTGAGGCGGCCCCAGATAGCAACCAGACCACCGACTGCACTGGCCAGATCCACTATGGTGGTGGCCAGACTGGCTTGGGTGCCGACATCGACCGGCACACCGAACAGGCCGGCAATACCGGCACCGACAGCAATGAGGCCGCCAATCACGGTGCGGCTCTTGAACGCCGACTTTGCTTGGGGTAACAGAGAATCAGCCATGTTGAGGCTCCTTATGTGGGGGTTGCGACTGACAGGGGGAAAGACGGGCCCGCAGGCGATCCAGCTCGGTGACCGAACGCCAGCCCTGAGCGAACAGCGATTGACGGGTGGCGTGGTGGCTGTAAAGCGGGATCGTCTCCAGGTCTGCACTGGTGGTGTTCGGGTTGGCCAGGTACGCCTTGAGGTGGGCGCGGCGCCCATCCTTGAAGCAGGCGAGATAACGGGGGTTCTTGAGTTCAGGAATGCCAAAGCAGCCAGCGGCCTGGATCCCTTGCAGCGCCTGGCGGCGCTTCTTGATGAGGTTGGTGCTAACCAAGCTGGGTTTACTCATGCCACCTCCCCGAACCTGATCGAGAGCAGATGGCTTTGCAGGCGCAGCAGGCGGTTAACCCAGCCCCAGGCGTTGGCCCATTGACTCGGATCTTTACGCACTATGCCCAGCATGTAGCTGGCGCGGGTCTCCAGTAAGCCAAGCAACAGAGCGCGCCCACCATCCCGACCCGTCTTGGCGGCCAGTATCCGCAGGGTTTGCGGGCCCAGTACCCCATCGGCCAGGATGCCCAGTGCCTGCTGAAGCTGACGCACTGCACGGCCAGGGCCGTGATGGACTGCACCATCGAACAGCGCAATGGCAATCAGCGGGCAGACGCTATCGACCCGATCACAGCGGGCTGGCAACCAGTAGTTGGCTCGGTAAAACAATTCGGTGTGAGCAGGTGTCAGATCGCGAATGGCGATATCCGGTTGGCCATCTCGATCGAGGTCGGCCATGCCGTCTTTCTTGCCATCGGCGGCATCGGCGATACCGTATTTTGTGTGTCCGCCCCGGTCGGCCGGATGATTGACCTCGCCCCCTTCCACATCGGGACGAAGCAACCAGGCAAGTGCGGAAGAAAAGGTATCAGGCAACATAAAGGCCCCTCGATTAACTGCGTTATCCGCAGCGTACCGAGGGGCCTTATAGACGGGGGTTTATGGTAGATTAGAGATGAATATGCCCCTGCTTCATCACAGGTTGCATTATCTCCCCCCGAATTCATACAGAGGTTTGCAGGCAGAAGAATGATAAAAGATAACTTTTTCGTCAGCCCATTTATCGGCATTCCCTTAAGTGAGCAAGTGACAAATCCCAACATCATTGTTGGGAAACACAGCTACTACTCTGGTTTTTATCATGGTCATAGTTTCGATTATTGCGCTCGCTATCTATCGCCAAACATAAGTAACGACGACAAACTCATAATCGGTAATTTCTGCTCGATTGGCTCTGGCGCTGTCTTCATGATGGCTGGGAATCAAGGGCACCAAAGTAGCTGGGTCAGCACATTTCCTTTCCACTACGTTGATGCATTTAGTGACGCCAAGCCACAAGATGGATTTGAACCATCGGGGGATACTGTAATTGGCAATGATGTTTGGATTGGCACTGAAGCCATGATTATGCCAGGCGTCAAAGTCGGTGATGGGGCCATTATTGCCAGCAGAGCTGTAGTAACCAAAGATGTTGAACCCTACAGCGTTGTTGGGGCAAATCCAGCAAGGCTGATTCGCTTTCGTTTCACAGAGCAGGAGATTTCCTGGCTTCTCGAAATGCGTTGGTGGCTGTGGGAAGATGATGAGGTTAAACGTGCACTCCCCTTACTCACATCCAATAATATCAAAGAGCTTTACGATTTCTGGTGCAATCGCTTCAACTAATTGATAACCCCGCCGCAGCGGGGTTTTTACTTAACGTGACGGGCATCGTTATTGATACCCAAACAAGTCAGGCTGATGCCTTCGCCGGGTCAGTTGCCGCTGCTCCGCCACCACCGCGTAGGTCTGCGGCACCGACAGCCCGTGCTTGCGGGCCAGCTGGTCTATATTGCGGCCATTGAACTCATCCCAGATGGCCCGGTCCCGCAGGGCTGCCTTGAGATGCTCTCCGGTTGGGATGTAGTAGGCGCGGCCGCCCATATAATGGGCCTGTACCAGTGCCAGTTTGCGGGCCTGAGAACGGGCAATGTCAGGCGCCATGCCCCCTCTGACCAATTCGCAGGCCAGCACATCCACCAGTTCGGCCAGCGCCTTGGGCCATTTGGCCGTCAGTTCGGAGGGCGGGATCTGGTCGAGGCGATCGACCAGTTGCCCCAGCGAGGCGTGATCATCGGCAAAGAGATCCTGATTCTGTTCCATGACTCCCCCAGCAAAACAGAAAAGCGGTGTGCCGATTAGAACACAGGCCATTTTATGCGCACATTAGTTGCGCTGCGGCCAACCACCCCGTAGCCAACTTCTATGTGTGAGTCCCTTATCGTGACCGAATTAACAATGTCATCAATTTGCCATTGAACAGGCATGAATTGGGTATACATTATTTCTCTGCGTGTTTTTTGTAGCCATATGGAGATATGTGATGAGTAAGGAAGCTATCTATAAAAATCTGGAATCTTTGGCACCGGTCGTAAAGGTACTCGGGGAAGTGGACAAAGCCTTAAACGATAAGGAACGAATTGATTCTGACAGTGATGATATCAAGGAAGTGCTGGCTGCCGCTGGCGGTGTCGGTGCCGGTGCGGGTATTGGGTTTGCAGGTCTTTATTTCGGCGGTGTGACTGGTCTCTCCGCTGCTGGCATTACCTCTGGTCTGGCTGCAGCAGGTGGCCTCGTGGGTGGCGGTATGGCTGCAGGTGTCGCTGTTCTGGCGGCACCTGCAGTGCTGCTGGGTGTTGGCGCTTACGCTTTCGTATCACAACGTAACAAACGCAAGTTGAAAGAAAAGAAAGAGATGTTGCTGCAAGAAGCGATGAAAAAGCAGAATGCCATCATTTCAGAACTGCGCAAATCTTCTGACGACAACAAAGCAAGAGCAGACTATCTGACCAAACTCAACACACTCCTGCAATCAATCATCATTGACCTTGAGGGTGATTTGAAGGTGGCAGCCTGATGAGCAATGACAAGGGTGATTATCTCACTGATGGATTGAGGGTTGCAGTTCATCACAAGCAAATGCTTGATCAACTGGGCTCCGAACATGATGAACAGCGTCATAGCCTCGATGCTGCGATCAACTCCAGTGAAGCCTTGCTCCGACGCTTTGGTAAGGCATTACCGGTAAAGGACTCCAGCACTTCAAACTCTTTGCACGTAATTACCCCTGTCAGGACAAAATCATGGGAAGAAATTCTTGGAGAGGCTAAACAAGCAATACCTGGTGAGGTCGATTTTAATGACGTACTGACGCCAGCAGAAATTGATGCTGTATTGGCAAAACATCAGAAACTCGGTGAGCACCTGGGTTGGCTAGGCAGCCTTGATCGATACGATGTTGCACTGGCTGTTTCTGCGGGCATCCTCTCCGGGCTTATCGACATCTTTCTTGTCCAGGTGCCCGCACATCCGGGATTTTTGGGTAGCCCTGCTTCGGAAGGGGGATGGTTATCCAACAAGGTCAAGGAGCTTTTTGGCGAAGTTCTTCCACCAGAAAAGATCAAAGAGCTTGAGGGGTTGTACAAAGTCTCTTTCGATCCCTCGACTAGTAGTGACCTGAAAGAAGCGGTTGCTGGATTGGGCCCTCGCACTCATCGTTACCAATCATTGGGACATGACCCGATTCTAGGTTTCATTTTTGGGGTCAAAGATGTGTTATGCGGTGAATTTACTGCCATTGATAAGTTTGGCAACGTGATTGTTCAACAAACTGCTGCGCCATTACTGGAGGGTGAGCATTTTATTTTCAGGCTCCTGGAGGCCATTAGAAAAGTTGGCGGTCATCTGGCCTCAGATGTAGCAACACCAGCAGGCCTGCCCGCCCCCCTGATGCCCCTTCTCTCTTTCTTTCAATTCGGAACGATAGGAAAGCAAGGCTACACCATCGCAGAAGTTGCAAGACAGATGTATCGCAGTGGATATGACCTGCGTCATTTCATTGCGGCATCAGTGCCATTGGCGATCAGTGAATTGATTGTTCGGCTTGGCTTTATGGTGAGAAAGCTCAATAAGGGAGCGACACTGGCCGAGGCATTTCCCAACGCAGCGCATCCGCAACTTCGTCGCCAACTGCTGATTGCACATGGGGTGGCAGGTGTGATCAATGCAGGCAAGGTAACGGTGACCAGCAACCCCCTATCTATCAGCTGGCCACTCGTTTTAACACTTCTGCGCTACGGTATGCCAGAAATGATGTATTTGATTTATGGCCAAGAAAAAGAGAGAGCAAAGCTGGTTGAGACCGAGATAATGGCTGACTACAGAGCCATTCATCAGGAGCTGGATACACAGCTTAAGATGCTCCCTCACATCGTGATATAGGCTTGGTAAAATGCAGCCCCGCATCGCGGGGCTTTCTTCAAGGTAAATATATTATCTTGCAGACCACTTCTTCAGCGCCTCCAGCATTTTGACAGCCAGAGGCGCGTCCAACCATCCCACCTCGGCCACCCCTACTCCACCGTTTAAGCGGGCCGTCATCCGTTGCACCCAGCGGTTTAACGCAGACTCCGAACCATCCCTGACGATGCCAAGTCGGGCCATCTCGCACCAGATAGCCCTGATCTTGGCAATTTCATTGACTCTGAGATGACCTCCTGCAGCGGGGCTTAGCCGTTTGTTGGCCTTATGGCGAGCAGGCTTGGGCGTAAAGCCCGCCGCCTTGAAGGCGGCCAGCACCTGTTCCAGTTCGCCCTCGCTCAACAGGGCGGCGCTACGCTTGCCGGTGTGGCTTGCCAGCAGATCACGATAGCACTCCTCATCAAGCGCCAACGCACGGCGCCCTACCTGCACCAGCCGAATCAATCTGCTGCGCGTCTCCATCACCTACCCCCTCTCTGTTCTACCTTGCTGTCATGGTGCAGCGCGGCCACTCTCAGCTGTTGATAGTGTTCATTGAGACACCCCCGGCACCAGCTGGAAAGCCGGGTGGCATCACTCGCCAAACCGAAAAACTCGGTATCCCATGGCCAGAACTCACCGCAACGGGGGCAGCGCTGCTCCAGCCCCAGTTCGGTGATGCAGGCCCGGCCGCTTTGCAGGCGGCGAGCCAGAATATGAGGTGCCAGAAGGGGGCTATAGATGGCCATGACTGACCTCCCCCGCGACAGTCCTATCCCGCTGCAGCTCGGCCACCAGTTGCCAGCGCATCTGGCAGGCTTCTCCAGCCAGCGCATGAAAGCCCAGCTGACGAGCCTCTTTATCAAACTGCTTGAGCTGTTTGCACACAGCTCGTTTATCAGGGACTGCCTGTGCAATGGCTGCCGCACTGAAAATCTTGGTAAGCCGAATATCCATCTCTGTTTTGGTCATCGCCGTGCTCCTTTATCGAGGCGGTGAAGACCTGGGCCCAGATCGTTCGGTTGCTCATCAGTACCCGGCCACCACGCCGGGCAGACAAGGCGGCAAGGCCGCCCTGTTTCGCATGGGATTAGCGCTCGAACTGCAGCGGCGTTACCCCTTCATACTCGTCGGCATTGAGGGGGACGGGTCCCAGCCCCAACGCCCAGAGCAAGGCGGCCTTGATACCCTCCTCATAGGTATCGTCGGGGTAGCAGGTGCCCTCGGTTTCTGTGATCTGCTCACAGAGCAACAGTTGCTCTTCGGCTTTTTCCACATTGATTTCCATTGCGCACACCTCCCTTACAACTTGGCCAGATCCAGGCTCATCTGGATGTAACGGCCCTGGCCATCCCGCTCGTAGAGCCGCAGATATTGACTGGTGCCGGTCACCTGAATGGCATCGACAGCGGCTTGCATGGCCAACAGCCAATCCGGGTCATCAATATTGAGCTGGCGCAGAGAGAGCACCTGGTTAACGTCGATATGACCGCTCTTGGACACCCGAAAGGCATGGTCTACCAGGGCTCGGATCTCGCTGCTGGCGCCATCGCTCCAGCGTTCAATGCACTGGTCAATCAGTGCTTTGGCAGCCTGGATCCGTTCATCAAATTTGCGGTGCTCCCCCACCGCCCGAATGAGCTTGTAACGACCATCAAAGCTGAGCAGGGTCACGTTGCCTTTGGTACCGCCCCAGGCCACGCCGTACTGCTCGGCGGAGAGGTCTACAAAGTCGGCGATCTGCTGCATGGCACCAATCTTGAAGGCGACAAGCTGTGCGCGCTGCTCGCGGGCTGCGGCAATAATGGCCAACACAATTTCATCGCGCAGCTTGTCTGCCGGGGCGATCAGGTTTTCCGGTACCCAGTGCCCCTGGGCGTTCTGACGCATCGGGGTTGTGCTGGCGGTCTGTGCTTCTTGCATGGGCTTCTCCTTAGTGGATCTTGTTACTGCCAGGCATCTGATGGCCCACATAGGCCGCCTGATCCGGGGCTGATGCGCTCGCCTGTTCTTCCTGGGGAGTCGCGCCGCAAAAGTCGAGGAACTTGGGTAACTGGCGCAGCACCACCTTGGCCAGGTCTTCGTCCTCTATGTCGATCTGGATCTTGACCATTTCCGTCTCCTTACTGGCGCCAATGCAGCACGCAGCCACCAAAGCGCACCAAGGCAACCTCTCGCACCACGCCCGCCAGACACTCGCGGCTCAACACGGCACGCGCTTTCATCTCGCTGGGCAGTGGCCCCGTCACCGCCAGCAGCGGGGTATGGCAGATCTGGCTGGTGCGAACTTCATAGCCTTTCGCCCTCAGCCAATGACTTAGCTGCTCAGCCGTCTTGTTCAGATTGTTGTGCAGATGCTTCTTCATCCCGTTCTCCTTGTGATCTCAATCACTGGGCCCACCGCACACCCCGAGCCCGCTGGTTTACTGGTTGTTCTTCTCGGTCCGATCGAGAAGCCGGTTGTACTTGATGCCCATGATCTTGAGCTCCTCTGCCAACAGCTCGGTCAGGATGCGCAGGGACGAACTGGCATTTTCTCCATCACTTTTGGCCTGTCGGCGCAGCCGGGAGAGGGTGGCCTCGGCGTCATATCTGGCGCTCTTGTCCATGCCTTTGTTGTTTGGCCCAACCGAGATGCGCATTGGCCGTCGCAGTTGCTGTTCCTCACCCAGTTGGCTATGGGGGCAGCCGCTGCGGCACGCCTTCCAGAGCTTGATGTCCATCGGACTGCTGCCCACATCACGAGGACCACGGCGCTGGTGAGCAAGACACTGATGCACCGGTATTTCACCCAGAATGGGACACATCACCTTGTTGCCCATCAGGGCCCCTTCCACCTGGGTTTGCACCCTTGCCATATCGCCGGGATATTTCTGGTTACAGACCTGGCTGATAGTGGTTCTGGATAAACCAAGCTTGTCGGCCACCACGGCCAGCGAACTGGCTGCGACCTCGGCCTGTAACACCTCAAGCCACGTGTCCATGTTTTTCCTCCTCAACCAGGAACGGATAGAGCCGTTGCTGGTTCTGATCCCAACAGCCATTACTGCGGCAGACAGGGGCATGACGACCAGTATCCCTGACCAGCTGGAACCGTCCTGTTAATCCCCTGCGTTCCATCACCGGTAAGAAATTGTCTACTTTGAAAAGGACTTTCACGTAACCAGCCCTCACCAAGCGATCGGTAAAATACCAAGCTTGACGCTGGCCAACGCCGGCCGTCAGCATCAAATCTGCCAATGTAAATCGCCCGCTTATCTTCATGGTGTTCCACATCTTTTGTTGATTGGTCTTGCGCTTGCTACGGCATTTTGGTCGCTTCCTGCCACTGCTCTTTCCTATTGGAGGAGCCTTATTCAGGCAGGCCACTTTGAACCACGCGGGCTTGGTCGCTATACCCGCTGGGTTTTTAATCAAATAACCCGAAGACAGCCAATCTTTCACAACCTTGTAAATGTGGGGCTCTGACATGCCGGTAATGGCAACCACATCCTTGATGACAAAAACCTCTTGCTCGCACATCCATTGCCAAGCGCGTGCTGTCATGGGCTCACTGTTTTTATCCACCACTGGTATCCCTCCCGTGCTTTGTTCTTATCGAGGTACGCAGGCACCGCTAACGGTTGCGGCGCACGTCATGCAGCAGTTCGCTGGCGTCGACATCCTCCAACCGGATAATCCGGGCATCAGAGGCCATGGCCATCTTCTCGATCTTGTCCAGCGCCGAGACGATGGTGCGCACGACACCGTTGGAGCGTTTGCGGATGAGATCCAGCAGGGCATCGTCGATCTCCACGTCTACCTCCAGCATTTCGCTGGCTATCAGAGAGACGTCCTCCAGATCGGCGGGTTTGAATTCGATCCACTGGGAGATGCGGTTAAACAGCTGCTTGCGCTGGCTGATGCGGCGAGCAATTTCTTCCATGCCCACCAGGATCAGGGGCTGCTCGGTGGCATCGTAGATATCGCGCAGGGTCTCCATGATGCGGGCATTGCCGACCACGTAATCCGCCTCATCCACGAAGATGGCCAGCTCTTCGGCCCGCACGGATTCGACGATGCTATCGACCTGTGCCCGCAGGTTATGGCGCTGGGGAATGCCTATCTCTTTGGCGATCTGCTCCAGCAAACTGGTGACCGTGTCGGCCTTGTAGCAGCGCACATAGATGCCGTTCACTTCGTCCTGGTTGAACAGCCACTCGACGGCGGTGGTCTTGCCAAACCCGGAAGGGCCGTGGATCAGGCCAATCCCCGGCACTATGCTGGAGCGGTTGAGCAAGTTATCGAGCAACTGCTCGGTCTTGATCATGTTTTTGACTTCAACAATCTTGTGTTTCATAGTGGTTTTGTCCTTTGTTTCTGGTTTAACGGGGCCGCACGCTAACCTTTTGCCTGGGCGCTGCGTGTGGCCCTGACTTCATCCAGATGGCGGTTAATCCGTTTCGCCATCAGCTTGTGGCTGTAGAGGTATCGGATCAGCCACTCCTTCTCCCGCTCCGTCAGCGGGGCATCCAACTCCTTCTCTGCCAGGTAAATAGCCTGTTCGTACTCGGTCTTGAGTGCTCTGGACTCTTGCCCTGCCGTTGCTTGTTGGCGGGCGGCTTTCTCTTCTCGCCTAGCCTCAATGGCGGCAAGTTCTGCAGCACTGAACTGAGCCGGTTCACCGAGAGCGGCAATGCCCGAGAGCGCAGCCAAAGCCGGGTTATCGAGGGTGAGATCGCTGCGTTGAAACTGGGCGATATCCCGCGCCTGGGAGACAAAGTGGCGCACCACATCCTGATGGAGCTGGTCGATGCCAAAGGTCTTGGCCACATTGCGCATCTCGCGGCGAAAACCGGCCAGCGCCTTGGCGTCGGCACGCTTGGCGGCGCGGAAGGCATCCGGGCTGACACCATTGCCCAGCAGTTCGATGTTCACGGCCTCGATCCGCTCGTTCCAATCCCCTGTGCGATACAAGATGGCGCGGCCCACATCGCTGGGGTCGAGGAACACACTGACCCGCTGGCTCTTCCAGTTGTGCTCCAGCAGCTCAGGGGCCGTGTATTTGAGCCCACCGGCCTTAATGAAGCCCTTGGAGACGGTGGCCTCACCGACATGGTTGAGCAGCAGATCCAGCGCCGACTCGTCGCCAATGGCTCGCAGCTGATAGCGGGCATGACCATATTTCTCGTTAGGGGTCATTCCCAGGGAGCCGTGTTTGCGGTTGTGGTAGCGGGCATCGAGCCAGTTATCGAGCAAGCTCTGCAGCTCACAGGCCGTCATGGCCAGCTCGAAGATCTCCTTTTCGGCATCCGGTTTTCGTTTCTCTTCCAGACGCTGGGCAAAGCTCTTGCGTGCCTCGATCACCTGCCGATCGGCCACGCAGTGCCCGATATAGGAGGGCAGCAACTCGATAAGGCCGTGGCTCATGGTGCGAAAGAAGCGCTCTATGTGCGGTTTCTCCCACCCCGAATAGGCGTTGGATCGGCTGACGTTCATCCCCAGCAAGGTGCAGATGGACATGACCCGCTGGCTCACGTAGTCAGAGCCGTTATCGGTGCGCATCACACCGTTATCGTTGAGGGTGCCCCAGGCCAACAGGGTCTTGCGCAGCAGCAGACAGATCCCCTCGCTCGATGAGGTCTTGGCCACCAGCAGGCGCACCCGGCGGGTAAATACGTCGATCACCGCGATGATGCTGTGACGACCATCCACCAACATGGCATCGACCGGCGTGCTGTCGAACTCCCACACGTCGTTGGGCTGAGCCATCCAGGGATACATTTCTTCGATCGCGCTGCGGTATTTGTTGTTGTAGGCATCGGGGTTGGTGGCATAGGTAAAAGCCACCTTGTTGTCACTGAGCCATTTGACCATCCAGCGGCGCAAGGAGGATTGGCTGGGGATGTGCCATCCCAACTGGTTCATCTCGCTGTATTGGCTGGCAAGCTCATGCAGTGCGCCCCACTTGTTGGCCAGATGGGGTTTGGCTGTGACCAGGGCCGTCAGGAACTGGGCCAGATCCGGGCTCTGCTCCACGGTCGATGGCCGCTCCCGCTGGTAGTTGCCGGCCAAGGCTGCGGGGCCTTCGTCAGCCAGCACCCCCTGCCAACGGCGCAAGGTGATCAGGCTGAACGGTTTTTGCCGGTCATAGACGCTCGCAGGGAGTGACAGGCTGCGGGCACGGTAAGCCTCGATAAACGCCCGGCGCCCCACCTCCCCTTGCTGACAGGCCTGATAGGGCGCCAGAAAGATATCTGCGGCCTGCAGGATCAGCAGCCTGGCATCGACTTTCTTGCGCGCCCCCTCCCCCAGCGTCAGCAACTTGCGGCCCGCATCCGGTTTGACCGGCACCTCACGCGCCAGCAACTTGGCCATGGCCTTGCCGCCAGCAGCGTGATCGGTCACGGCTTGACCTTGTTCAGCCACGGCTCTCTCAGCCAGATAGCGGCGGGTTTCTATCGGCAGCGAGCCGATGTGGTATTCGGCCCCTTTGCCTTTCTCGCGCCTGCGGCTTTGCCACTCTTCTCGCTCGGCCTTTTTGCGTACACCATCGGGGTAAGCAGGCATGCCGACCAACCCGGCCAGCGCCTGGGCGGTGTACCAAGTGCTCATTGGTCACCTCCCAGCAGATCGATCTCCAGCGACTCGGAAAGCAGCGTCATGATGGTGCGGCTTTCTCGCCGTTTGGGGCTGACCCCCATGGCTGGGGCATAGTGTTTGATGCAGAGCTGTACGGCTCTGGGGTGCAGCCCTTTGGCGCGGGCCCAAGCAGCTTGGGAATATCCGCGTTTTATGAGCTCAGCCCTGATCCACTCTGGTGTTTTCCCTGACATACTCACCCCGTTTCGGTATCATCAAGTGTCGCGGCGCGTATCTTTATCATTCATAAAAGAATGATTTTATGTCGCAATGCGTCACATATGAATGACTTATCACCCCAAAAAGATTGACAAGTCTTTTTGTGCGGAATTTTTTGTCTATCGACTCACCAGCATTAGCCACTAGCCGAGAATTCCTTGTATGTCAGAGCGTTATGAAGAAAAACCACAAGCAGTACAAAAAGACGGTGAGGTATCTTTTCTAACGACGGGAATGGATACTCTGAGCGCTCGTCTGGATGCGCTGCGGGGAAATCTGAGTTACAAGGCATTTGCCGAACTGGTGGGGATGAGTGAGTCGGGGATGCGTAAATACTTCCCTCCGTTCAATTCACTGCCCACCATCGACAAGGCGCTGCGCATCGCGCGGGTGTTCAATGTGAATCTGGAGTGGCTTGCCACCGGCCAAGGCCCCAAGCATCCAGATGTCGATGCCGAGCAGATGGTGCGACGTGATGAGTTTGATGAGGAGTACGCGCTGATCGATGGCTACCATGTCACCGTCAGTACCGGCCATGGTGCGTTTAATGATGATCACGAGGTTAAACGCAAGCTGGCCTTTCGCCGCAAGTGGCTCACGTTTCGCAAGTTAAACCCGGATAATCTGGTGGTGGTCTTCGCCAAAGGCGACAGCATGGAGCCCACCATCCACTCTGGTGACTCTATCCTGGTCGATATCAGCAAGAATCAGATCGAAGATGGATCCATCTTCGTGTTGCGCCTTGGCGAAGAGCTCTATGCCAAGCGCCTGCAGAAAAACTTCGATGGCGGGATCACTATCATCAGCGATAACCGTGATGATTACCCGCTGCAGGTAGTTCCTGCCAATCAACTGGAGAACCTGGCCGTGATCGGCAAGGTAGTCTGGGCGGGACACGACTTTTTTTAAACTGTCGCGCTTCAAAACGGGCTCTAAAACCCCGTTTTGAAGCGCCAGCTCCTGTTTTTCATTTCCAGCGCATTCACGCCAAGAGTCACTCACCGTCTTTCATTTTGGTACCGCGCACACCTGGCGCCTTCCGTTCCCCCTCCAAGCCTTGTCAGCCTTGAGTTTGTCCCGCGATCTCCCACTTACTTTCGGTTGCTCCCGGCTTTTTCATTCTCAGTGGTCGGTTACACCAGCAAACCGGCGAAGGCCTCCCACAGCACAGGGCTGCGCAGCAAGAGCCAGCGGGAAGTGTTGGCCGAGAGGATAAACATGCCCACCGAGAAGTGGAGCAGGTTGGAGAGCACGAACAATATGATGATGGCGCCGAGCTGCTGCTCACCAAAGGCCAGCACCATCAAGGG